TTACGTTGCTTTTTAAATATAAATCTACAAATTCATTAATTGTTAATCCAATGTGATTTTCTCCGTTGTCTCGAAAGAACAAGAAGAAGTCTATTAATTGATTACGTTCTTCTTTCTTATAATATTCGGCCAAGAATAAACAATCATCAATACATTTAAACTTTGTTTTCTTAAGTTCTTGCATATCTTTTATTAACCAATCTATTGTTGTTTTCATAATTTAAAAAAATTAATTAGTATTTGTGTTTTGGTTGCGTGCGTAAATGTAAACTTCCCATCTATACGATGCGTAAACCCTTTATCGTTTAGGTTGCGTTTAAGGCTACAAAATCTGCATTCGATAGTCTTACCCTTATTTGCTTTTATCTTATACTTAGAGTCATCTAAATGATACATAACCATTGGGTAGTTATTTCGACAGGTGAAGCATTTTTTTCTCATAACTTATTATATAATATTTTCTCACTAGGGCTTAAGTCTTCATAACAACAAGTAAAACCGTTTAACATCTCGTCTTCCGTTGCATAAGCAGCATCTTTGCAACCTAACACTGCTTTACTAAAATACTTTGCTTTCTCTTTATCTAGTCTTTTTTGACCTTCTATTTGGCACTTACTAATCCTTGTCGCACGTTTATTCAACTCGTTTAGTATTGTAGTGTTGAAAGGCTGTCTTTGTAGTCTACGTGTTAAATCTTCCGTAGCTAGTTTTTTCGCGTAATCACTTGTCATAATATAAATAGTATTGTAATCGTTATTACTATAATCGCTAATATCACTTTTGCTAATGTCATATGTTAATGTATTTTGGTCTATCATCCGTAAACAGCTCTTTATTTGCATTCTTAACACGTTTAAGGACTTTTCTTTCCTTTTCGATAGTATTTATCATGTAATAAATAAAACCTCCTATAATCAATTCTAACATCTTTTTATATTTTAAATTGTTAATACCTTACAAATATAATACTTTTATTATAATAAAATAACAATTCAAGAAAAAACTTTAAAAAAAATAAACGCAACCCTTTTGAGATTGCGTCGAACGTACTATTCTATAGTATGTGTTGTTATTCTTTTATCTCGAAGTGCATAAAATCATACCCCTTCTCTTTACCTAAAGATACAAATCCATGCTTGTAGAAAATATAAATCATTTCTTGGTATTCAGGTCTTGCAAAACGTGCTGTTTTAGAAGTTTCTTTTAATAAGTTCCTAGCTGGATCAAGATCTACTGCTACACCCCACGAATGTCTACTCCAATCTGAACCACCTCGCATTTTGCGAAAGTTGAAACAACCACCAAAAAGGTCAATTCCTAGCAAAACTATTTTTTCGTAGCCATAATGTGCTAGTAAGTCATTAAATACTCCTAAAAATTTATCTGCAACAAGTTTATGACAACTCATTCTAGATACTTTTGTATTTAAATCCCAAGCTAAACGCATAGGATAAGGTAAATTTATAGTAACTAGATATCCTTCCCCTGTTACATTTGGCTTACCGTACTTAGATATTAGTTGCTTAGTTGTTATCATCCTCAACTTTTTGAGCGTTATAAACTGCTATTGCACCTAATTTAACTGATAGTACCTCTAATGCAATCTTTATTACTGGTCTGTTATCTACAGCACCGCTTTCTGCTACACTTAATGCAACTGCACCTAATACTGCAGCTACCTTTACACCTAGCTTGTTTTTTCTTGGTGTTCTTGCTTTTATTCTTTGTAAAATATTCATATTATTTGTTTTAGTTTATTTTGATATGCTAAATGTGCAGATGTTTCACATTTAAAACTTCCTAAGTTAATTCTTTTTTTATCTATTAATATTGAAGCTTTAAAAACTCTCTCTTTTTTACACCAGCAAACACCTGTATATTTTGAAACTCCTCTTTTTAGTTTTGATGTATTTTCTCTTTGAGTAATTAATTGTAGGTTATCTAATCTATTATTTTTTTTATTAGAATCAATATGATCTACAACTATTTCTTGAGTCCCATTTGGGATATGGTTTAAAAAAGCAATAGCTACTAACGAATGGATATATTTAGTTTTACCAATTTTATCTTTAAATAAATTTACATATAAATACCCACCATTATTAACGTTATGTTTAAGTATCTTTTCTTTAGAAATATAAAAGCCATTTCTTTTAATTTCTCTTGATAAGCTTTTAATATTACCTAAGTTGCTCACTTGATATAATCCTTCATAACCAGGTATATCTTTCCAAATTTCTTCTTGCATAATTTTACGTTTTTATTCACGTTGTTAAAAAAAGAATGGAGCAGGAACGTGAACCTTTTGCATAAGACCGCTAAATCTTAACTCCAATGTAAATATACTAATTATATGCTATATTCGCAAACTTTCCGTTAATTGCTTCAAACGTATCCTGTAAGTCTTTAGGAAGTAAATCAATTCCAAATGCAAAGATGTTGTAAGATGCAAGTATTTTTTTAAAATGACTATCGTAATGTTCACATGCAAAGATAGCTTCAGTTCTATGTTGGAATCCCATCACAACTCCATGTCTAAATGACTCAAATAATTCTATTACATAATTTACATCTTCGTGTTTAATTCCTTTACTTAACCAATGAGTTCTAATTTTATCTATATAAATTTCGTGCATATTCCAAAGCGAAGAAAGTATTAACTGCTTTAATTCATCACTAGATAACTTACTAAAATCATTATCTAAAAACGATTGAAATTTGTCGTAACAAACTAAGCACTTAAACCTCACGAAATCCGCAGACATTCTAGATTTAGTTTCATCATATTTTCCATGAGAGAAAAATTTAAGAAACATTGCTTCTTGTTTTACACGTTGCAAAGTTGAAAAGAGATCATGACTCTTCAAAGACTTAATATCTTGTATTTTCTCTTTACGTTTAATTAATGAAGTAAACCATGTCGATATAGGTTTATGAAAGTAATATAATACAACTACTAATACCACCAATATAAATATCATAATCGGTGATAACTTAGAATTTAATATACTACTTATTTCTTGCATTATAATGGAAATTCAGAAATAACTGGATTATAATCAATCTCAGGTAAAGTTAACAACCACGCATCACAAGGTATAGACTCCGCTTGTGCTAATGTACATCCATTCACCTCTTCATTTGAAATAAACCACTTTCCGTCCGCATCAATTTGTGGATTAAATAATTGTCCTTGAAATCCCCAAACTTGACCTATTAAAATGTCTTTTTGTTGTTCTGTTAATTCTCTTACTTTAATCATAATTTAAAATGTTGGGTAGAACTTACCAGTTCCACTATTGTATAATGTTGTTACTTCTGTTGCTGTTAATTCTCTATTCCATACGTTTACTTCATCAATTTTTCCATTTAAATACATTATTGCAGTTAAAGCGTCGTATTTCCACGCTCCTATCGCCGATGGTATTGGAATTCCTGATGCGTAAGATGGATTATATGTAGAAGAATTAGATATATCTAAAGCACCATTAATGTATATTTTAGTAGACTGAGAAAAAACTCTAACTACACTAATATGATACCATGCTGATGTACTTAAATTTGTGTTACTAGTTAAATAATCGTAAGTTCCATTACTTTGATAAAATTCAAAGTATAACTTATTATTCCTCATTAATAAAAACCAACCATTTGAAACACCAGCTAAATATGATAAATTTGAAAATATAGCTTGATTTCCACTAACAGAATTTAAATTAATCCAACATGAAATACTGAAATTGCCAGTGACATTGCCAGTAAAATTAAATGAATCATTTGGAAGACTAACATAAGCAGTAGTTCCATTTAAATTAAAAGCATTGCCACTCTTTCCACCGCTATAAGTTAACCCTCCGTATGGTGTTCCGTTGTAATTACCTAAAGAATCATTTGTGTTAGATTCACCTTTATATACAGCATAAAGCCCAGTAAGTAAGGAAGAAGGAGCTATACTCCCACCTCGCATTACTGTAGCCTTCAAAGTAGGCATATGATTATTTACATATCCGTATCCGTATATCATACTAACCTAATATTAAGCTAACCGATCCGCTTGTTAAATCAACTCCGCTGAATAGCACGCCTTTTCCTGTAATTAAAGCACCAGCTTTTATTGCTGTAGCTGGAGTAGAAATATATGAATTTTTAACATCAATACCATCAACTTTAATAGCATTGAAAACCGTGTCTTCTAATACGAAAATTCCAGCAATTATTTGATTTACTTCCGTAGTATCGTTAATTATTAAAGTTCCTTTCGTAGCAACTAATCTGTCTAAATTTGGTAAACTCATATCTTATTTTATTATTTTGATTTCTAATGTTGCGTTTGTTAATGCACTATCTATAAAGTTACCCGTAGCACCATCACTTGTCCCAAAGTCTATAACTGTAGATGTACTTCTCTCAGCTCTTACACAAGTTCCGTTTGGACCACTCCCTAAAGTTATACTTACATATGTTTTACTAGATGTAAATAATGCACTTGATGCTGTTAACGTATAAGCTCCAGTAGCTAATCTAGCAAGTGTAAAAGTTTGAGATACTTCTGTTTCGTAGCTGTAATTCTTTGTTGGTGCAGATGTACTAGTTTGACTAATATTAAACATTACCGTTGTATATGGTCTTATATTAGCGCCTGTAATAGATTTAGTATCGTACGTAGCACCGTTATAATCCGATACCATTAACAGATCATCATCTTGTAACTGTGCTGCTTTCGGTGTTAACTCGCTTATCTTTTTGTTTGCCATCTTTATTTATCTTCTTAAGATATAACTCTAATTTAACTACATTGTTTTGTTTAGGCTTGTATACCTCTCTAATCATATATACCAATTTGATAAGTAATTCTTTTTTTGTGGTACAACATCCCCGTTAGTGTTGGTTTGATACTCAGGAAATAGCGCTTCATTGTCACACATATAATCTAAGAATCTTTGCGCGTAATTTTCAGCAATACGTTTTTCTTTCTCAACTAAATAATCTACCTCTTCCTTGCTTACTATCTCAGCATTCTCAGAACTATGTTTATAAAGTCCCTTGTTAGATATCGAATAAGCTGCGAATGGTAAGTATTCCACCATTGTAAAGTGTATCAACATAGGCTTTAAATACGTATTTACCAACGTAGCATAATTACCTGTTAACGTACTTGCAACTATATCTGCTTTAATTTTAGTCATTAAGTCAGTACCTACGTATTGTAACACCCAAATATCCTGAGCAATCTTTATAAATTGTATTATTTTGTCCGTGTCAACATTACCATTTAATGCTGTGTAAGACTGCAAATCTGCTTTCCCTATTAATAATGCCTCTGCCATAATTATTTAACGTCTGATGGTAAATTTTCGTTGTTAGGATGAAATCCTTTTAGCGGTTGATTATTTGTTTGTATAGATACTTGATAAGGATTAGTTATTTTGTATCCCATTATTTCCGCTTGTCTAGTTCCTATTTTTCTTGCTTTTGGACTATTTACATCTACGTTTTGCCCTTCTAAACTAGCAAAAGTTAATCTCTTAAATGAATGTTTGCATCGTGGTCCACCATGATATAAAAACACATTATAAGGCTCGTTATTATGTTCGAAACCAGGATTAACTATTTGAGAATTCATACTTTCTAAGTCTTCTCTACGATATACTTTTTTAGTACTCATCATTACCCTACAAAAGTCCCTTTGTGGATTAGGATTTCCTGTATATTGGTAACGTACTTTCCACTGAATACCATCAATAACTTTGTCTTGCTGACTTTTTGCATTTGGACGTGCTACACCACTAGAAACAAAATCTAATACTTTATTAAGCATTGTTTTTTTAGGTTGTAATTGTAAATCTAATTCATCCTCTAAATCGTAATCAACATCTCTTTCATCTACTAATACCCAATCTTCTCCAATATCTTCTCCAATTGTATCTAAGTACATTTCAAGTTCTGACTTTTCTGCACTCATTTCAACGCCTGTTTCTTCTTTAACTTGCTCTGTAGATTGTGCGTTTGATAAGTCTACAAATTCTAAAGGCTGTAAAGTCTTGAAATATAGCTTTAATGATACACCATTGAATGCTAAGATACTATCCAATGCCTCAAGTATTACCTCTTGCTTTGGTCTTATCACCATGTTATCAAATAGAATAACACTATTCTTTAATTCATCTGCGTTCGCACTAAATCCTGTAGTTGTTGCAATACCAAAAATAAGTGGTGAAGTAACACAATGTCCTGTTAATATCTTACTTCTGCATTCATCTGACAAATATTGATAATGTTCAGGTGCATCATTTAAAGGTACACTATCAATTGTAGTCTTTTTAGCTTCATCTTCATTGAATGAAACTACTACTTTCTTACCCGTTGATCCAGTTAATTTACTTATTGTAGCTCTTGCAATCTCATCTTTTTGCTCGTCAGTCGGTGTACCATTATTAAAGTTGACTATAGTAGTCGGACTGAATCCGTTAGAAACTTCATTAATAAGATACTCACTGATTTTTTCTTCTAGGACCGTATATTCAAGTGCTCCTTGGTAATCAACTCTACTAAAATACTTTGCACCTACAGAATATGGTTGAATCATTAATATCTCAATCTCTGAATTACCCTCCCCAAATGCATCAAATCTTTTAGGTACAAACTTTTTTGGATCTTCCCAATTATCAGAATAGTAATACCCTACAATATTTCCGTCTTTATCGCACTTTTCAGGACGTAATAATTGCACAGGGATATGATAAACTTTAATTACATTTTTATGTCCTTTATCGTAATGTACTTGAAAAGCACCTTGACCTAATAAATACAAGTCTTGGATAACTCTACGCAAATCATTTGCTGTAAATAGAGTCAACATTTGAGCGTAATCATTTGGTTTTTTAGATGCGTCTAATGCACTCAATCCCTTTCCGTATATTAATCTACTAATATTATTCACAACAGCACTGTGTGTAGCACTATTCGAATATCTATCAATTAAGAATTGGAAGTAATTATTATCTTCTCCATAGTTTACCCATTCATTACGCTTGTCTTCCGTAACGACTGGTGATGTATATGCAGATAATTCTATAACGTGGTTACTAGTCATTTAATATAAATTGGTTTGTTGTTGTATTTTCAGTGTATCTACCCTCGTTTACGCTGTAATCTCTAACGTCATCTTTAGCAGTGCAGAATATTTTACCTTTCCAAGTGTAATTACCTATTGTATTGTAATAAAGTACGGCATTATATGTATGTCCTTCCTTTAATGCAGGTGAAATAGTTAATGTAATAGTATCGTAATAATCTCCTGTAGCATTACTTGTTAATGTTATTACTCTAGATGTGTTAGTTTCTTCATCTATGATTTCTAATTTATTGCCAGCAGTTACACTACGTCTTTGAATTACGTTGAATACTTGTGATGTTGATATAGGCTCTAATACTATCATGTTTATATAACTCCGAGATTTACATTTTGTTTTAAACACAAAAAGGGATACCGAACTTAATCGATATCCCCTCTTAGCCTAGTGAACTATTTAGACTATGAAGTAACTAAAGTAGCACTTGTAAATAACGCTAACATCGCAGTTGATGTAGCCGCATTTAGGAAGTTAGCTGGTACTTTCTCATCTGCAACGAAATTCAAAGAATACCCTGAAGCAGATTTCATTTCACCACCTGTAGAAATTGTACCACCTACAACATCTGCACCTTGCTCAAGTCCCATAATGAAGAACTGATCGTTATTAGTTTGAACCACGATGTGAGGACGTCCATAAGACAATAATTTAATTTGCTTATGTGTAGCAATATCTTGATGCTTCAATCTAATGTTTAATTTTTGACTGAAATAAGTAGTGCCAGCATTTCTGTCAGATACTACATCTTGGTCGAAAGTATTATCTACACCTTTTAATTCATACTTATATAAAGTATCTACGCTAGTAATCGCTGTAATCATATCCGTGTCCGTTGCGTCGTACGTTATGTCAGCTCTAGCTATTTGGTAATTGATAAAGTAAACAGCTTTTAAACCTCCTACTTGGTCTTTGCATTGTTCAACTCTACCTTTTGCAATATCACATGCCATGAGTTTATAGTTTTAAAGTTTATAAAAAAAGGGAGGAGTATATCCCCTCCCCTAGTATTGAAAATTAGTCAGTTACTAATTTGCGGCATTTGTGATTCCGTATGTAACGATATCTGAAACTGAGTGGTAATTAACAGCGTAACCAGCTCTCATAACAACTCTTACATTATCGTCACCTAAAGTTTCAGCAGTGTCAATCAAACGTACTTCGTTAGCGTCGTTTAACAAACCACAACCAAAGAATAAGTTAGAAGTTTGAGCAGCGATTGCTTGGTTAGCAGTCAATCCGTTTGCTACGAATAATGGGATACCACCATAAGTCAAAGAACCGTTAGTGTACCATTGTGTACCTTTATTATCAGTACCGTTGTTAGATGTAGCAGCAACACCAAAACCACCCAATGCAGAGATATAAGATTTAGCGATATTTTGAGATACATAAATTTTCAAATCATCAGCTCCGTATACTGCAGCAGGGATAGCTTTGTAAATTTTTTCAAGCTCTTCGATAACGTTAGACGCAGTAACAGTTGCACCAGCTACTTCATTTGCAGTTGGTAATGCAGCATCAGCAGTTAATAATGTCATGATACCAGCAACTTGTCCGTCAGTAGCATTAACACCATTCCAAATAGATACCTCGATAGCAGCAGCAACTTTCTCTACTACGAATGCAAGTAAGTAATCAGCAAAAGATTTAGCTAATACTTTGTTTGCAGAGTAACCCATTTCTTCTGATTGCCAAGAAGTGATGTAATCTTTTTTACATAAAGATAAATTAACTTGGAAATTCTCTAAAGTTAATGTACGCTCTGTAATTGTTACCGTAGAAGTAGCAGAGAAATCACAACTAGCATTTGCTAAAAGTCCGTCTGTACTCAATTTGTTAATTACCGCTTTGTACGCGATGTTAGGCATGATAGTCATACCTCCGTTTGCTAATGTGTTACCGCTCAATAAAGCAGCTTTTACCCACATTCCTGAATGTTGACCAGCATATGTAGTCGTTAATGATGTTACTGTAGCCATTGTTTATTTTATTTATAAATTGTTTCTAAAATGTTGTCGCGAATACTTCTCGCTTTACCTGGTGTTAAGTCGATGTGCTCAACTGTTTTTGAATTCTCAGGATTGAATTGTATAGGTTTAGGCTCTTCTGCAAGCTCTACAACCACATCTTCTACCTTAGAAAGCTCTACAATCTTAGCTTCTAATTCTGCAATCTTTTCTTCCAATGCGGAGAAATGTTGCTCTTCAACTTGTGAACGAACGATTTTTTTAACTTTCGCTTGTTCAGGTGTTTTCTCAGCTTCAACAGGTACTTCTGTTTCTGCTTCATCAGAGTTCTCTTCAGTAGGTAAAGCCTCAACGATAGAATCAATGATTCCTTCTTGCTTAACTACTAAGATTTTGCCATCTGCTAGTTCATATTCACCAACAGGAAGTGGCACAGGCTCAGCATCAGGAACAACTACGAATACGTTCTCCCCAGCTTCAAACATATCAGCTTGAATAGTAGTCATACCATCAGCTAATACTTGGTCTTCTAACTTCGTTTCTAGAACTTCAGGCTCTAAACCTGTAAGCTCAACAAGAAAGTTTTTAACCTTTTTTAAAAGTGTTTCTTTTTCCATATATTATTAACTAATTATTAAATACTTTGTTTTAAATTACCCTCTAGCCTCAGAGATAACCCGTTCAACTACAGTGTGATTGATAGTCGATGTAGATTGTTCTGACTCGCGTCCAATTCCTTGTACATTATGCTCTTCACAATTAGCAAGTGAATACTTTCCATCCTTACCTAAGCATCCTTTTTTCCTTCTTGGTTTCTTTTCCATGGTTTATTTATTTATTTATACTAAAATTTTAACTACTGAGAAATTTAAATCTGAAACTCTTACATCTGTTTGGTTGGTATTTTTAACAAATAACTCTACATAATCATTTGTAATTAAATCAATTTGGTACTGTGTACTTCCAGGGTGTTCTTGATTAGAAGTAGATGTCCTAATTGTCATTTCAGAGTTAGCTAATATAGTTCCGTTTTTCGCTATGCCTATACTTATGTTTTGATTCGTGGCACCAGCTCTAACCGCTGTATTTACAGTGATTAAAAACGAAGTGTTAAAAGCTCCTGTATACGTTAGTCTGTTATTTGTATGTGTGAATTTAGAATTATTACTATTTGCTGTTGTTGTGCCTAGTGCTTTTACCCATGTATTCACGTTAGGTACTCCTATTGGTGTATCTGTAGTGTTATTTACCATGTAATAAAACCCACGCGTAGTAGTGTTTTGTATACCTACGCAGTTAGTAAATAAAGATTTATTGCTTGTTTGGTCTACACCTGTAATGTAAGTACCTCCACCACTAAAATTAACCGTGTCTAAGATGTATCTTTCGTTACCAACACTAGCAGAAGTTGAAAAATTTATGCTAGTTTCACCACTTAACGTAACGAATGAAGAGTAAATTATCCTAAATCTACGTGAAATCGTAGCTGTACTTAAGATTGTTATTGCCGTTCCACCACTCGCACAATCAAATAAGCAGTTACCAAATGCAATAGTACCTATCGTACCATCAAATGTCATACCACTAGAATTAAGAAAAGCACTATCTCCCATAACAAAATTGGAATAATCCTTAATTGTACCTATTGTAGCACAATTAACAAAGTTTATACCGAACCAATCTAGTGCAGTATTCACTCCATCACCATCTAAATCCAATACTTTACCATGTGTAAATGATACATTGCGTAATGGTAGTGAGTATTGAGATGTAATCAATGCTGTTGAGCTACTTAATCCTGTAGATTTAAGGTAGCAATTCTCTGAAGATCCACCTATTATACTAGTATTTTGACCGCCTACTAATCTATCTCCTGTTAAGTCTACTGTTGTTGTAATGAAATAAGTAATGCTGTCTTGCAAAGTTATAACATTACTTACAGCAGTTGGTAAATCTGACTTGCTAGCTACAAAGACTATGTTACCTGTTGCGATATTAGAAGATACAGATGTAGCAAAATTACTATATGATATCTTCTTTGGCACATCACTAGTAGCATCGTCCAAATATAAGCTATCCGTACTATCTAATGTAGTTACATCTTTGTATCGTACGAAATATGGAATTTCACTCATAGTTTACCAAGTAGTTCTTTAATCTCATTCATTATATCATCTTGCATCTCTAATTGCTCTAGCCCATCATATTTACCCTCGATGCTGAATCCATTGAACTTACCATCCTTAATACCTTGGTAAACTTCCTCGTTGTAAACTTTCATCTTTACAACCCAACTCCCAACAGGTGCATTAAGTTTATATAGGTTTGATTTATCGTTCTTAGTATCCTCAACAATCCATGACTCAATTAATGCTACACCATCAACATTTTCCGCATGGTCCACAGTAACATTATTTCCGTACAATTTCTTCATGTAAAGTTCCTGAGTCTTAGCAATTGTTTCAGCACTAAATGAAACTGTAAATTCTTTGTCTTTAATACGTCTAAGGATCTTCTTTTCAGGGACCAATGCAAGACCAATTACCTCACGTTTACCCTCGTCGATTACTTTCATTTCAACTTCCATTTCAGAAAGTAAAATAAAATCTTCTTCAATTGCTGGTCTGTCTACGAATGAAATAGCAAAGACACCTTGCTCTTTCTCGTCCTTAATTGTAAGCTCTATATTCTGTAACTTTTCCATATTATTATAACTTATAAAGTGGCATTTTGTATTTTTTTCTTATCTAACATTTGCTGTGTAGTAACATCTGAACCTACAACATATGCTTTAATCGGTGCTTGATTTAATTGTGCTAATTGCGTTTGATTTTGTGAGCCAATAATATTAAAGTTAGGAGTGATAACTTGGTTTTGACCACCTTCACCCCCTGCACTTGGTGTAGTAACTCCACCTTTCCCTTTAAATGTTTGTTGCTCTAAGTTTCTAATCATTACAGCACCACTAGCAGCAGCAATACCAGCTTGTATACCACCTAGAACGGGACCACCTATTACGTTACCACTTTTAAAAGCTCCTATTGTAGCTCGTATAGTATCTATAACAGCACCCGCAATATTGGCTGCTTTCTGAATATCGAATGCTTTCTTTTGTTGTGCTTCAGACTTGCCTGCAAATGAAGTAGCTAAATCCCCAATTGTAGCTAATCCAGTTCTGACAGTATCATATTTTGCAGCTTGTAAAGTTTTTTCGTTTTCTAAATCTTGTGCATCCTTAACCTTTTTTTCTTCTCTTGCTTGGTCGTCTAGCTCAACTAATAATCCTATAAATTCTTCCTCTTGTTTTAATTTATCTGCTTTAGCTTGTCTCTCTCTTTCCGCTTGTTCGTTTTCACTTACAATCCAACGTGCAATATCTTCTTGCTCTGCATTAATTAAATCTATTCTATCTTGTTCGTATAGGTCTTTATTACTAGTTTTATTTTCTTCTAACTTTTTTTGATTATTTTCTCTTAAGTCTGTTACTTGTTGAGCTTGTAATATCTTTATTTCTTCTCTTAATTGTTTTGCATCTGCTAATTGATCCTTATTTAATTTCGCGCCTCCTTGATAAACTAAGTTATAATATCTTAATATCTCTTTTTTATTATCAATCTCTATTTTTGTTAACTCACTATCCTTAGATCCCTCAGCTTGTTTTAATCTTAGCTTGTTTTCGTGCTGTTTCTTTAATTCGTTAACATGTTCAGATGTAGCATCTATACTTTCTTTCTCTAATCTTTTAGTATATTCTAATTGTCGGTTTAATTCTCTTTGCTTATTAGCGGCGTCGTCTTGTCCTCTTTTTAGTAATTCTAAAGCACCAACTAAAGCACCTACTGCTCCAACTACAAGGAGTATTGGATTAGCAGCCATTACAGCGTTAAGCACTCGCATTGCAACAGATCCAGCTATTTGTGCAGCAGTAAGCAGTTTTTGACCTAGTGCAGTTTGACCTATTACAGCCCCTAATTGTTTGAATGAATCTCTAGCTTCACCTAATCCTTGCAAGCCTTGAGATAAAGCCATTGCAGATTGGACTTTCAACAATGTTGCCTGAACAGCCTCTCCTTCAACTCCAACCAATCCAAGCGCACCCTCAAATGCTTGGAATCCATTAAGTACACCGCCAATGGAATTACTTAGTGCGTTGAATTTAGCATCAGGATTAAACGCGTCAGTAAGTGCCTTAGCATCTCCTATCGCGTCCTTTAATCTCGCAGCATTTTTAGCAGCATTAATAGCTTGGTCAGAAGTAACACCAAACTTTTCAGAAAGTGCATTAACTTCATTCTGCGCTTCTCTTAATTGTGCTTTAAGGGATTGCGCATTTGTCTTTACTTCTAGTTCAATTACTTTCTTTTCTGCCATGTTGCTTTGCTTTCAATAATAACTCTCGTTTGCCTTGTTTGTAGTTTGTAACAATCGAATCTGACAATAGATATTTACCCTTTGCAATGTCTATATTTTCACTCACTCCATAGAAATTATCTACCTTGAGCAATGCTATAATTTGTTCTATCATGATTGTGTTAAATAAAAATCGTAAATACTTGTTGTGCCATCAAAATTAGTGTTGGTTGCATAAATTGGAATAACTGCGCCTTGACCTTCTTCATTCGCTATTCCCCATCCATCATCCGTAATTAATGTATCCGTTCCTGACTCTAATACTATTGGTGTAGGTGTATTCGTGTTAGCTGGGATAGTAATATCTATGGGACCGCTTTCAGTTATTGTGGATGGAGAAAAGGAAACTCCAGCTATTGGACTTGAAAATGTAGCAGAACTAACTCCATTTGAAAACTCCCAATCAATAGGAAATGTATCACCACCATCATCTACAATAATATTATCTAAAACAACATTGTTAACCATTGGTCTGAAGTCATTAATCAACGATAAATCAACTTCTCCATTAGTAATATCCGTTTTCAATTCATTAATAATATATCTTTTATCTCTAATTATAAGTCTATCATTTAGCTTTAATTTAGTTATTAATGACAAAGGGAAATGCGATTTAACTCTAACCAATCTAGATTTAGGATTGAATAGGTTATTTAAATACCCTTTATAATATGTAGCATAAAGATTGTTATTTAGCTGTGTAAAGTCAGTAGAGTTTTTATATTCAGGATGCCATGTATTCGAATATAGTACACCATTACTTGTTACGTTCGCATTAAAAACATTATACCCTGTTTCTAAAGTGGTGTCGCTACCATCGTAAATTCTAAATGATGAAGTCTTAAAACCTTCCTTATAAAGTAATATTGGTTTTGGAATATATGGTTTATAGTCAGGGGCTTTTGTTAAACAATACCCAACCTCCGTTACATTTGCATCTAAATTCTGCATTAATAGATTTTCGAACGGTAATTTAATTGTGAAATCAGTCCCTTCATTAGACAGTAAAAATGAAGTGTTAGCATATTCTCTACCAAAATTATCGTAAAAACCGCGATTCATAAATGATTCTGACTTCTCAAACTCAAAAGATAACTTCTTATATACGTTTTGTCTTTCAACTGCGATTGAATCGGCCTCAGTATATTCAGTAATATCATATATCGCGCCTTTACTATACCAATTATCTAAAGGCTCTAAGGTAAATATATCTGTACTTGTCGCGTAACAAGTCGAATTGAACATCTTTAATATCCCACTAAAGAAATCTGCTATTGTAATATCGGGAGCCTTTGACCTTAAATCTGTAAATGATGTAGTTGTTACTGGAGCGAATGTAATTGATTGGTTTACATTTGCATTTGGGTAGTAAATTGCAGCCGTAACCTCTACATCCATAGGGTAGTCAGTTCTAACCTTCACTTCAAATTTAGCACCATTATCAACTTCTTGAAAAGTATGTAATGAGACGTTGAATTTAGCCTCTAAATTTTTATATGTATTTATTAATATTCCATTTCTATATAGGTCAATGTAGTACGGTATAGTGTCATCTGATACGTAATACATATTTACAATTAAAATTGCTTTAGCTGCAGGAAATGAAGTGCCGATATTTTGACAAATAAAATAATTATCAACAGGACTAAAAAAGAAAGATTGAAAGCTAATAGTGTTCGTATACCATAAAGTTTTAGTGCCACTAGGTGTTAATAAATCTAATGTAACAGCTTTCGTTATGTTCGTATATATTTCTTCGTTCTTCATTAACAAATATAAACTACTCCATCTCTTGTCAGTATCTACAAAAATTGAACTATTAAAAGTAACGTTGAACTTCGATTTTATTGCATCAAAAATTCTAGCTACTTTCAAAGCAGGCGTTAGTTCTGTGTAAGATATAAACCCAGTCGTTGTAGTTATATCAGTGCTTAATCCATCACCATATGTCCACACTCTTTGGCTAGAAATTAAAGGAAACATAACATTGTCATCTAAATCAGTAGTGACTTTGGTGACAACATTTGCTCCCGTGTAACTAACATCGTAGGAAGTCAAATCTAAATCACTCAACTTAGCATCCCCAAACTTATCTTTTAAGCTTACTAAATCTCCATAGAAAGTGATAGTATAATTGTCAGGTCTTCCGTTCTTTATCTCAGACTTTTCAACCATTATCGTACCCGTTCTAAATGGTGTTAATCCAACTTCTATTTTAGCTCTAATTCTAAAGTTAAAATTCCATTGATACACTCCATTAGTAGTTGCTATATCTACATCCGATTGGTAAAAATGGTGCAGTATTGCATTATTAATAGGGCTTGCTGGTATTGTAAACGACTGTGTAAAGTCAGTATACACTTTAGAAATGTCTTGTATATTCTGAATACTACTTGTAAGCTCAATTTTTTCATCATTAAATAACTCTAATTTAGAATAGTCACCACTTCCGCTGATACTTTCTACATATACATCTACTATCCTCTTCATTATATCACGTTATTTATAGAATTATACGCAAACTCAAACTCTAAACTATAATTAATCATGTGATTATTTATGTTTTTCATCAACTCTAAGGACTTTGTTTTACATATCGCAGGCTTATTATCAACCAATATACGTTCACTCATTAGAAGCTGTTTAATATTCGAGCTAAAATCTTCGTTAACATACCCACTATTAACAGAAATTGTCTCCATTCCATTAGTATTGAATGATCTTTTTTGACCTTGTAATACATCGTATGCACTAGCAGAACTTTGCATCACGTTATAATCATTCGACTCAATAGATATATTAGTCTTTGACGCCTTAAAAAAGAACTCTCTTTGCCATGCTCCGTACTTGTTTATAAAGTCAATTACAACTGGTGTATACTTAGGCTCACAAATAGGAGTAAATGTCCACGATGCATATAATGTACTAAGCGCAGAGTTGTATATTCTTAGTATTGTAAGGTCTCCCGATATTCTTGGTATTGTATACCACCCACTTGTTGAAACGGTGTACAGTTCAGAATCTCCAGCCGTAACAGTTCTATTACCTGAGTTGCTTAACCCACCTTCAATAATTATATCAGTACCCCCGAAATTAGGTGTTATTGTCGTTATGTTTGTCCCTGAATTATATACTGAAGATAAAACTGTTCCTGTCCATGATGTTATAGGCTGTCCTGCTTCATACTCGTAGGTAAAATACAAGGCAACTCCTGTTGTTGCCTCTGCTGTGTAGTCCCCAGTTACAGATACAGATGTAATCTTTCTAAACCCACCGAATATAGGTGTAGAGTTTATCGTGGCAGTGGAGGATGTAAAGTCGTTACCATACTTTACCTTTTCACCTGAATTCAAATAACAAGCTACCTCACCCGCATATGTCGCATCTTCATTATAAAAATATTCTTTCTGCTCTAGTAAGAATCTACCATGATCGAAGTTAGCACCCGACTCGTAGAATGAATACCCATCATGTGCGTAATGCGTAACCTCACCCAGTAAAAAATCATTGGTAACTTCACCGTCTATTATTAATTTATAATATTTTTTAACTTTAACATTACACCATTGTGTAGAAGTTAAGTTAGTAAATGAAGTAGATAATGCTACAGGAGATTGTGTAGCAACATGAGAAAGATATTCCCTAACATATGGTGATATATCATAACTAGTGTTAGTGTTAGTATCTGAAGGGATTGCTTTACTAAGTGTATATTGTGGTGTAGCAGGAGCTGATCCCGTACCATTCCATAAGTATATCTCTATCTTACTGCTCACCTGTCCCGTCTCATTTATAGATACGATATAAGGACTTCTTACAAATATGTTTGCCATTTATTTAGGTTGTTGAATTGTATACTTAAATAACTCTTCAACGTCCAATCCGTATTTAACGATTAATTCTTGTGGTAATTTCTCGAAGTATTTTTGAAATGGTTTAGTAAAGAATAACGAAGGCTTTGTACCTTTAGAATATATGGACCTAGTGATTAAGAATGCTGTAGATTCATATGACATAAACTTACCGCTCTTCTTATCCCTAAACTGAAACCTCCTAGCCTTAACCCATCTTTGTATTCCCTGAGTTAACCCTCCTTTCTTACCTTTACCGCTACCAAACTTAAATGGAGAGTTAGGAGCTTTAGCGCTTGAATTCTTACCACGTACACCTTGGTCTACATAAGCACCATACTCCCCTAAATCAAATGCCAAGTAGAAAGAATTAGGCATAGCTTTTGCTTCACCTTTAATAGCATTATACAATCCTTTTGTGTCGTTCCTCCCTTGCTTAGTTAAGTTAGATCTAGATTGCTGTATTACATATTTTTTAAACTTGTCTAATTCTTCTTGTACGTTTAACATATAGTCATTGTGTTTGCCATTGTAACATCAAAAGTCATTGTACATCCAGCAACATCGTCCGTAAATCTCTCAGTAAATAATTCAAATGTAGCGCTATCAGATTCGATTGAGAATTCTCTACTGTACTCACCTCTTCTTAACTGCTCAAACAATCTCTGACAACTTGCTATGCTTTGGTGGTGTACATCATCTTCATTATTATTACCATAGTACAAGTCCTCTAAATTATCCTTAGTATAGTTGATTATATCCATTACGATAACTGATACACTAAATCTAATCGTGTTGGATTCAAACTGTCCATTGTCCACCATTACATGCGCTAATGGATACATATCCTTTTTAGCATTAGTAATCTTATCTAAACTTCCCTTAGTAGTTTGGTTAATTAAAGGATCACCAATTAATAGGTTGTTTAGTAAAGTTGTTAAATCAAAGTATCCTTTCATGTTGTCGTTTTAATTGTCTATTTTCTATGTCAGTCTTTTGCTTTTCAAATGTGAGCATTGTTAAGCACTCAAAAAGTCCCGATTCTGTAACTCGTTCAAACTTTGTAATGTCTCCTTTAGCGAGTTGATATATTGATTGATACCATCCCCATTGTTTTCCAAATTGAGTTGTTTCGCTAAAATCGTTTTGGCTTTCTTTGTCATCTGTTTCTCTAAATAAGACAGGGTAGCCGTCAATAGTTCGTTTCCTAAACTCCAAAAAAAAACCGATGCTGGCAATACAACATCAAGTGGTGCATACTTCATTAAGTCAGCATAGTTAGCTGTCCCGTTATATTTCTCTATGGTATACTTATCCCCTTTCTGACTCGTAATCGGTCGATACATAACAGCCATAGCCTTGTGGAATGATTGTACATCGATAATGTTAGACTCTAAATCTATGTACTCACCAAACGATATATCTTCAAGTTCATTAATGAATCCAAACTTTACACCTTGTATCTCGAATGTCTTCTTTAGCTCTAGTTTCTTATCGAATAATCCTTTGAAATGAGTAACTAAATCTATAACATCTGATAGCTTAATGTTAACTACGCTCTTCAATTCTATACCACAAAAGATTTCTATCATCTTCTGAGATATAAACAAGTCTGAGTTATCCTTATTTGATGCAACTACCATGTATTTTTGGTAGTGCATCAAAGGTATCTCACTTAAAGATGTTGGTATTACTAATTCTAACTTCATTCTGCTATGTAAATATATGTAGGTCTTTTGTAATGGACTATTCCACTATCACTTGTTGTATGGTCTTCTACGTCTCTATTTTGTGGTTTAAATGGACATTTCAATGCGTAGTGAATTTGACAACCAGCAACAATTACATGATTGTTTTCACTTCCTATTTTAGCATACCAATTAGTCGAATTTCTATTAGTTTTTACACCTAATAAAGTATCTTCTAATATAGTTACTTCACCCCATACTGACTTGTATTGTCTACCATCAGGAGCAAAAAACCAAGCATCTGTTGTAATTAAATATTTACCCTTCATTTAATATTCTTTCTAATAGCTTTCCAATACTCTAAACTCCCCTGAAACTTCATTATCTCATTGTCGATAGCTTCGTACATTGCTAACTTCCATCCGTCTCCATGTTCAGCTTTAAACTTCTCGATTAAGTCTAAGGTTACATTCTTAATAATTTGTTTCTTGTTTGGTACTTGAAACGATACTTCTTTAACTTCTGTTTTCATATTTTGTATTTAGTAAATTGAATACTTTCCTTTATTTGGATTAGCTAACTGGTAACTAATCGCATATCTCATTGCATCTAAGCAGTGATTGTATTTATCTATTGGCGTCTCACTCTTCTTTTCAAGCCAACAATAGTTATTTAATTCCTTTATCAAATTTACGGAATTTTCTTCAATAATCAAGTCATAATCTTGAATTAAACTTATACCATATTTTACTGAATCTGCTCCCTTAATTGTTGCTACTATATTTAGTCCTCTTGCTTTAAGTTCTGCTATCAATCTAGGCTCTGAATTATCTCCTACAATTAAATCTCTTCCCGCAAATTGTTGGTTTAGTTGTGCAAGTTCAGACGTTGTTAAACCTTGCTTATGTATATGCTCTTTAATATATATCTTTTTATTAGCTCTATCAATTGACGTTTCAATTAATGTAGATGGATCGTTGCTAAAACCATAATCCTGACCGAACACACTGCCATTATCTTTGTTGAACTCTCCTATTCTCCAATTGGTAAATATAACTCCTTCTGCTTTCTCTAACCATCCACCTAATATAGTGTGTTTATACTTGTCAGGTCTACGTTTCTTTATCGTTTCTATTTGATTTAAGAAACTTTCAGATAAGTTGTTATAATTATCTAGGTATGTCGTATGTATGTATGTTGTATCCCCTTTAATTGTATTGCTCCCAGCTTCAACTCCTTTAGCTTCAAAGAACTTTTGATAAATAAAATGTTCTTTCGTAGCTGGATTAAGTATTAATATAACTCTATTCTGTTTGTCTTTGGATCGTATCGAATAGTCTATCTTATCAAATGTATCCTCCTCTGTAAGTTCCTCTGCTTCATCTAGTATCCATGTTGTAACTCCAGCCAAAGATTTAAGGTTTGCTGTTTGAGTTCCTGAGCTTGTCTTTATACCCTTGAATAATATCTTACTTCCTGTTCTTAGGTTTATAATCTCATCCTTTGTTATATGAAAATCTGAGTGCTTATCTAGTATATCAATCTTATCAATAAATTCAGGAATAATAGAAACGTGAGCAGAAGTAAGTGTATATCTTGTAAATAGAATGGTATGCCCATTTTCATATGTAAGTAGTAGAAGTAGCAAGTTAATGCTGTAAGACTTCCCACTACCACGACCACCAGTAATAATAAAATATCTGCTATCACTTCCAAAAGGTTTATATTTAGGATTCAGTGTTACCAAAGTTAATTAAATCTTTTAATGTTGTTGTATTGATTGTAACATCTGACTCAACTCTTTCTTTAGGTTTACCACAACCATACTCGATTATAATCTTGGCAGCTGCAATTCTATCTGAAGGTCTTTTTGTTTCGTCTATTGTTATTTCTGCTATCACTCTGAATGCATCTTCAACATGAGGAGCCGCTAAATTGAAACCTTTTATTTCATCGGATAGACTTTTACGACCAGCTTTACCAGCAGTAGAATGTCCTCCATTATTCTTTCTCTTATCCATAATTAATACAATTTAATTAATTAATTCAGGCAAACTACAAAAAAGAATCTACCTGAATATATTACTTGTATTATATCGTTGTTAATATGCGTCATATATTTTCTTTAAGTCTTGATATTGGTCTCTCAAACAAGATGCACATGAAGTATATTCTATTCTCCCTGTTTGGAATACTCTATTATGTGTTCTTTGCATCAACATAGAATCTACTAATGATGTCTCTGCTTTCTTTAATCCTCCCTCACTAAGCCAAAGATACTCATCTTCATTAAGGCAAAGTGGTTTCTTTCTATAGGACCAAAGTTCGTTAAGTTTTGCTTTACGTTCATCACACTTGCAGTCTTCCCCAAGAATGAATTTAGCCACTTTATCAATACCAGTAGCATGCAATACTTTCTCTACAGTATCCCCTAATCCTTCTGATTTTTTAACTATTCTTTTTGCCATTATATTTTTATTAATAAAAATTTATTGTTGTTGTTTTTTATTAAATGTCTTACATGTGAATAACTATAATTTAAAGATTCGCATGCCTCTTTAATTGTATCAAATTTAATTCCTGTTTTTAAACATAAGACTTCTTTAGCAATAGGATTTTTATTTCCTTCTTGGTTTCTAACTCCTTTTTTACATTTAAATATTTCTTGATACATTAATTCAGAAGTTAAAGCCGTATCTAATTCAGTGTGTGTTTCTAATATATCAACATTACTTATATCAAATCCATTTCTACTTCTGTGCTTTAATAGTCTTTTATGTAAATTAGTTGTTACACCAACATAATTATCATTTACTATTCTATAGATTATGAATTCCTTATTTTTTATATTATTTAGTTTACACATTGTGCTTTTCTTTTAGCCATTCGTAATCTTCATTTAAATAATCTTCATAGTCTTCACTAAGTAAACTCTGCAAGTGTGTTTTTGTTCTATTGGTGGTATAGAATATACAAGAAAGTGATATACCTGTCTCTTTTGATAGTTGTCTCATTGACTTACCACTTGTCACGTATAGTTCGAATAACATTTTATCAAACCAATCTACATTATTAAGTTCGTCTCTAACGCGTTTATTTAACTCTCCGTATGCAATTATACTTTCGGTCTCACAACCGTCTTCAGAAACGGTCTTATCTAGTTCAAATGTGACTGGCTCTTTCTTTAGGAAGTCAAAGTAAATGTTTCTCAAAGTTATCCATACAAACGATGTAGAAATCTTTTGATCAGGCTTGATATATTTGTCTAGTCTAAGATACATTTCCTGTACGATGTCTTCTGCTTCAGTCTTAGCACCAAAGGACCGAGCGATATTCACCCAGTCCTTATGCTTTTTAGCTATTACTTCTATTTGCTTAATCATGCTTTGTAATCTTCCAAGATTGAATGGTATTAAAATACACACCAGCTTCTCGTTTTGATTCTTGAGCTTTTAGGTTGTAATCTACTTCGACTACATCCCCCACTCGATTGTATTTAAGAACGTTATCTACTTTTGCCTCTCCAAATACTTCAAAGTTACATGACTGCGGATACTCTCCTTCATTTTCTACTACATGAACATACAGCTTTTTGTAGTTCCCTAATTCGATTACCTCTCCAATGTGTGTAATCACTCCTTTAAATTTACTCATCGTTTTTAATTTTTGACTAATATAAGTATTATTTATTTAACTGCGATGCAATTTCTTTTAATTTTTCAATATAAAGTGTTGCGTCCATTAATTCTTCCTGAAGATGCTGAAGAAAGTCATCGGTATTATTTGCATCTAGTGTTGTTCCATACTTCGCTATCCCTATTTCTGACCTTGTTTTATACGCTTCAATTACCTTTGCTACGATTGCATCTTGTGGTGTGAAGTAGTCCTTGCTTAATTCGTACAGTTGGTCTCGCATTACTTTGTTTTCTGTTTCTACTCGTCTAAATTCTTCATACAATGTCGTGTTTAATTGTATTTCAAATTTATAGGCTTGTTCTAATTCTTTCTTTTTCATATTTTCTTAATTTTAATATTTATTACTCCTTTATCTAATTCAGCTATCTTACTAAATGCTTTCTTTGATAAGTCTAATGTTACTTTACGAAAGGATCCTGTATCGGTAACTTTAACTATCACGCTCTTTCCGTTATCTAAGTTAGTTACTTTTAATTTAGTTCCTAACTTATGTGTATTACTAGCACATGTCAACTTATTTGCGTCATAAACTTGACCTGAACGCATAACTTTACCATGGAATGTATCACTATAGTAAGTAGCTTTAAAACTTGTTAGAACACACCAAACACACATCGCGATTATTATTTTCATTATTCAAGTATTTTAAATCGTTTCATATAAATATAATCATCTGTACTACCGCATAGTGATTTAACGTAAAATGTTCCGCTATGTTCAAATGTAAACTCTCGAACTCTCCATTGTTCATTTTCATTATCCCTAACCAAACACATCTCACCAACTTCAGGAAGTTCAATAGGTCTTTCTTGACTGAATCCTTGCAAGGTGTATTCTGTGAATGATAGTGTAGAGCTTTTGCTCTCTGTACTTTCTCTACCATCTAAAGTAAATGAACATATTAAATCACTTGCGAACTCTACAAGTATTGGAAAACTAATTCCGTTATCATTTTTAATTACGACACCCCAACCATACTCAATATGGTAAACTTTATCTCTTACTTTAAAAATACTCATTTGATTCTAATTTTATCTATTACTTTACGAATGTTACGACAGATATAGGCGTATTGGTCGGACTCTTGCACATCAATATTGCATGTTAAATCTTCCACGTTCGACTCTAAATATTTAATAAAGTTATCTATTACCTCTCTGTGATTCTCTCTGAACGTATTTCCATCGTCCATGTCTTCTAACTTTTCAAGTGCAATTTGCATGAGCAATAGTACTTGGAATGTATTGTTTATTTGTTTATTCATGTTCTGTTATATATTTTATATCGTCTCTGTTAATTACTATTTTCCTGTTGTTTGTTTGTAGTATTCTTGACCATTGCCTGTTGAGTATATCCTCGGCAATATCTTCAAAATTCATGTCGGTTTTAAATCTAATAAAATCACCGCATCTCATCTTTATTGTAATTATCATATTCTTTTAAAATTAGTTTTAAAACATTCAACTGACATTACGATGTCCAAACCTTTTGCTGGCTTTACTCGGATGAATCCATTGCCACGTAATACTAACATGACAATGGTGTTATCTCTCTTATCTAAGTATATTTTTGATTCTTGCATCGTAATCATTTAAAAAAGTTCTTGCATTAATTACCTTCTCTTGCATTGCTTCAATCATTTCTTTATCGTATTCCAATTCAAACGCAAAGAATCGTTGCTCAATTGGAAGGTGTGAGTAGAAGATATCCTCACCATAATTAGCTTCAGCTGGTGTATCTAACATTACATACACTAACTTTGCTTTCTTTAATCCTAACAAATGCATATACACTTGTAATTGTGCTTCGTAGTCTTTATTAATTGGTGACGTTACAGCATCTAAAAATGTAGTGTAATCCCATGAGCATTTAGTATCGATAACTAACTCATCCGTGTAAACGTCAGGTGTGCCTTGAAAGTATTCATCGTTGAAGTGAACTAAGTTCTTTTCTAAGATGCCTAATCCTAATCTTTCTGCTGTAATATCAATTGCATCTGCCTCACACGTATTCCCCTTATCGAAATACTTGGATCTAATTTCCTCACGTACCCCCGACTTTTGCTCTGCATACCACTTCTTTAAGTGTGTAGTCATTGTTGCACCTAATTTTAACTCGTCTTTGCCGTTTGTTAAAAGCAATCCAGCTGCGGATGCTCTATGTCTATACGTTTTATTTTCCATTTTCTAACAATTTTTGTACCGCTTCAGATACGTTATACTTCGTTTTTACTTGCTCTATTGTATAGTTACCACCTTGTAATGCTTTCTTAACTGCATCAAAGTTTGGTGTGTTAGGCTCTAAGTTAGGAAGTAACTTGAATCCTTTAACTCTAATACCTCCAACTACTTTACCCATCATTCGTATAGTGTCATCAAATTGTAGCTCTACCTTAGTTCCAATCCAGTTACCTATATTACGTGAATCTAGTAAAGATAATCCTTTCTCTAGTACCAAGTTGTTAGCTATCATTTTACGATTAGAACTATTACAAACCATGTCCATTACATCCTCTTCAAACTCTAGGAAGTAACCATCCGTTTTGTTACCACTTACATCTACACCTTTTGAGTAGTATGCATCTTTGATTGTAAGTATGCAATTACCTTTCTCTGCTGTAATTATTGCCACATCAACTCCTGCAAGGTGCGAATGTTTACGATATTTCATCGCGTCTATATTATGCTCTTTCATTGTCTTTATTTTTTAAGATTATTTCTATTAAATCTTGCTCACTAAATTCCCACATTAAGTACTGCAATAAATCCATTGCTAGTGATACTTGTTGTGGTTTGGTGTTAACTTCTTCACCTAATATGTAACCAAGTCTTTTGATTACTTTTAGATTAGCTTCGTGCTTATCCGTTAAATCTGCTACTATCTTCATAATTTAATTAATTTTAATACGTTTAACTTCTCTTGTATCATTGTAGTTAAGCTAGGATACTTATCTAATGCATTTGTATACATTAACTCTAATGAATTTATAGTCTCTACTAACTCATCGTACTTCTTAGCTTTTGCCTCGATACTTTCTTTTACTAATTCACATTCTCCTGTTGCGTAATTAGTTTTAAATTTTGCTTTTAAATAAGGTGATACACTCATAATTCAAATATTAAATTGTTTCTATATGACAAATATAAGGTTTATTATTATAACAACATTACATTTTTATAATATATTTTGAAATTCTTTTAGTGAACGTATTAAATAATATTTAAATCCTTGATTTTCAAGTAGCTTTTGTTGATACTTTTGTAATTCCGATTGAATTCCTTTTATAGTTTTAAACTCAACAAAGACACAAACACCATTTTTCAGCATAATAAGATCGGGAAATCCTGATACAGATACTTTAATAGTTTTGCAACAATACCAACCATTCTTTTTTGCGTAATTGATACATGAAGTTTGAATTTTACTTTCTAACATTTCTCAAATTGTTTTAGTGTGAATGTCTTTTTTTGCTTTACTACCTGGTGGATTTTCTCAGTTAGTGAACCTTTACCATAAATAAAATACACATCGTTTTCTTTACGTGAGATTGTGGTAAGTCTATCAATTGATTGTATGTAATTTGTGCCACTGAATCCAAAGTTATACATTATCAAACAATCTGCTGCACTTAAATTAATACCCATTGCAGAACTATATTGCTGGCCTATGTAATGCTTATCGGTAGTATTAAATTCCTCGATTGATGTAGTATGATTAGGGAAAGCAAATTGTAATAAATGAAACTCCTCTATATAATAATAAAATATCGCTAGTTTTTTACCTTTAAAATGTTCCGCAATAAATAAGGCTTTTGAGTTATCTATTACCATTGAATTTCCACTTTCAAACTTAATTGTCCCGCTTTCTAGTTGGTGTAATTTACTCATCATTTTTACACCCGAATCGGCTAGTATTACTTCTTCTTTACCCTCAACTATGTTATCTTTTTTTAGCTTATCAATTATCTTTTTATTACAGGAATCGAAATATATTACTTTCTCGTTTACTTTACTTTCAAAACCTGCATTTTCTTGAGTAAACTTTAAAATATATGGTTGTATTACTGCATCAATTAAATCAATCTTAGCTGCTGAATAATCATTTATAGTTCCGTAGCTAACATATTTTAGTGTTGGTTGTGTAAATACCTTACTCCACGCATAAAAGTTCTTATATTGACTAAATGGACTATAAGCACTAAGCCAAAATTGGTGGAACACTTGCGAGTATGATTCTGCAGCCATGGTGCCTGACAATAATATTAATGGAATTCTTGAAAAACGTGCTTTAAATTCCTTTGCTTTATTACTTGGCTTTGGAAAAGACGCCATTCCATGTGCTTCATCTTGCACAACTACATCAAAATCATTATCCGTTACCTTGGATAGTGACTCGTTATTAATCACTGTTAAATCAAAAGTATATCCAAAATCATTATAATCGTTTTGAATTGATGTAATTGCTTTCTTTTTAGTTAGAAATAATACTTTTTTAGCACCAAATAGTCTGCACGTTTCTAATGCTGTTGCTGTTTTCCCAGTTCTCACGGAGAAATTTAAGTACACTATCTTCTTATCTCGGAGTATATCAACAGCTTTCTTGGATAGGTCTAGTTGGTAATCACGTAATTCTTTTATCTTTTCCATATTAAATCTTCTGCTGCTTTATTAATTTTAGAAACTATTTCACTAAATAAGTATTGAGTTAAGTATGCTTGAAACTCGTCATTTGTTTTTGATAACTTCATTGAATGGTCTTCATAGATAAAATTAACTAAATGTACTACTTCATGAACTATAATAGATAAATCTTTATTATCACTAAAACATACTACATAATTATGTGGTTCTTTTTTGTATGCAAATGCCTGTATGTTATTATCAACATTTATTCCTAATTCTTTATTGATTTTATTATAATTCTTACAGCTTATTATTTCAATAAATCCATAATATATTGGTAATTCTATTTTATGTCTTTTCATACTTCTTAATTAAATAGTTTAAATGTCTTTTAATGTGTTCTAAATCTTTTAAAACATAGTTTAGCTTTCCTATTGTTTCCAATCTTTCAGGATATTTATCTATAATTTCTTGCATTGAATTGCTTACTTTATAGATTTCTGCATCTATTATTATATTACTTAGCTTTCCATCCATTCTTTTGCTTCTATTTTAGTGTCGTACATTATTATATCTGCTCTAATTAAAGATAGTGCTATGATTGAATTTTCTAAACTAGATATTAAATCCGTTCTATTAGGGTATGCTTTTTTAATCCAATCAATAGACTCACCATACTTTGCAGATATGCTTTCAATCTTCTTAATTGCTATTATACTATCTATTGTCATAATCCTTGCAATTCGTTTGAATCCCAAATATCCTTTTGTTCTTCATTATTATAGCTTTTACTAGCTTCAAACATAATCTTTGTAATACCCCCAGCTGTTGTTGTATGATATTTAACTCCGTAGTGTTTAGCATACGACTTCAAACCAATGGTTAAGCTATTTTGTTTATACCACTTTCTTAATTCAGGATAAGCATTTAAAAAATTATCGTAAATAGTCTTTACGTTCACCCACTCATTATTTGGAATCGATGGTATAAAGGTATGTAATTCAGCGCTTATTTTATCAATTAGCTTTCTAATCTCTAAATTCTTTGTATTACTACGAACCAATCCATTGTTTAAATATTTACGTAGACATTCCATCATGTAATTATCAAAGCGTGCCCACTCTTCTTTGTCCCAATCGTTAAATAGTTTATTACCAAAAAACATTTCAGGAGTATAATCAGCATTGAAAAACGTTGACATTTCAACTTCAAACTTCCTAGCTTCATGACTTCCTCCATCACCTTTTATTGTGTAGTTAGTTGTAATTATAATCTTTGGGGATTCCTCAACACTTAAACGGATAGCGTCCTTGCCTTTATATTCTATACAAATACCCTCCGTAATTACACTGAATAATGATTCAAAGCTGAAATTACGCTCAACGTCATCAAACACTAATATTTGACAATCCGTAGATACATTTTGATAAGGAAATGATTTATTAAAAGTAAAGGTTTTACCATCTAAAGATTGCACATTTTTAATTTGTTTAAGCGCGTTCCATATTAATCCCTTACCACTTCTACCATTTGGGTTGTCACTTATCATTTCGTCGTTAAATATGATAGCTCTATTGTTAGAGTTAGTCTTATATGAATGTAGCAAATAACCTAATACAGATTGTAAAGTATTATATCTCTCAACATCCTCACCGCTTACCTTCCAAACAAACGTTCTAAATTGTGATTGGTGGTGGTCCGCTTCGATAAAATCCCTATTAATAACTTGTTTCTTCCAAATAGATATATTTACGTCTTTATAATCTATAATTTTACGCTCGTTTTTAGTAATGTTTACGATGCAATTATTATAAAAAAAGTAAGCATTATCTTTATCGTCTTTCATTACTTGAATCTCTTTTGTAGAAATCATAGAAAGAAAGTCACGCTTAAAGTATTTAAGATTTCCGCTCATTAAATTATAAACTCCTATCCCTAAATCATTTTGTTCAATGTGAGTTAATATAAAGTCTTTTAGATCTGTTTCGTCTTTAATCTCTAAAAATATACCATTCTTTTTTATGATGTTAAACGTACTATTTGCATTTGGTTTATTCTTAAAGTAATCATACTTCTCTAAAAACTTCTTAAATAAATAATTATTAAGATCTATTTTTCCATTTTGATTAACAGACCAAAATGGCATTAAATTGCTATCATTCATATTACTTTTAAATTATCTACTCTATTATTAAATGTGTCTTTATCCAATCTAGTTACTTTCTTAAATGATTCACTAATGAACTTTCTTGCAACTTCGGACGCCAAAAATACATCTTTTTTTCTACTATTGTTATCTAGTGTCAAAGTTACTTTTGTTTTATATTTATTGCATTTGATAGGTTTTAAGTTACGATTAGTGTTTCTATTCATAACATTTCCAAAATTACTAATATAATAATGTTCTTCTAGGTGCTTCCAAATTTCTTCCATTACTTAGTATTTACGATACAGTTAATATTGTTTTTTAATGTAGTACTTTCTTTTGCACTTAAATTGTATTCATTTACACTACATTTGATACCTATCACTTCTTTATTCATTAAAGCATCCAATACTTCTTGGTCTAATATGAATCCAAATGAATTACTATATCCAATAGTTTTTGAATAGTCTGCCATAGATAGTCTTCTATTTACAAATTTAATTACTGAATTGTCAGATAATTTAAAGTATATAATATCTCCTTTATCTATAGATAGTATAATACTACTTTCTAATTGTAACCATAATGCAATGCCATATGGTCTTTTAGATACTTCATAAGTTCCGCCATTGAAATCTATAAAATCAGTTTCGATTGTTCTCTCTCCAGTGTAAGAATCTACTTCTACTTTTACACTCTTACATTCTTGAGCAAATGTTAAACCTAATGTTAAAACTGTTGCTACTGTTAATACTAATTTTTTCATAATAATTTGTTTTAAATAAAAATGCCTCTCCAAAAAGTAAGGTCGGAATTTTACTAATTGAAGAGGCTAATATCTTATAGTGTTTTATATGGTTTCCGACCTAACACTTTGCTAAATTACTACATTATTTTATATCTGCAATACTTTTATTAAAAAATATTGTTATTTATATTGATTCTAAATAAAATGTTGAATTTTGCGAAAAACGTAAAAAGGTTAAAACTTTGCTTAAAAATGTAGAAACTTTGACGTTTTGTAAATTGTTAAATATCAACACTTTAAAGGAAACTTGTTTTTGGTTAGTTTGTTGATTTATAGTAGTTTACGTATAAAGTTAAAACTTTTTTCACTTTTTTTTTTATTTATTGTTTTACTGTAATATAGCAAAACACTTTTAACCTTTTATTACTTTCTATGAGTATCAATAAGTTAAGCGTTTTTCAAGTTTTTCAAGTTTCCTTTAAAATTATATAAATCAATACGTTACAAAACACCTAAATTTTATACAAGTTTATACCTTTTCTACTTTTTTTATTCCATCATCAATCCATTATCATGCATTATTTCACGAATTTTATCGCGTACTTTCTCAGCCATTTCAATTTCGCTACCTATTTCAGAGTATTTATATATGCTTCTATAGTATTGGTCCAACTCGTCAATTACAAATGCGTATTTCCATCCGTACAATGCACATTTTAAATCTTCGCTGTCTTCTATTGAGTCGAATTCTAGTGTAACTTTTGCCATAATTAAATTTTTATTTTATTTTAAGGGTATAGGCTTAAAAAAGTGTAGTAATTCTGCAAACTTGACCATGTGATTTATGGAATATAAAGCCTTCTATTGCTAATGGTGAGTGTTGATATCCACTTTTGTGGTGCCAACTATCTGCGGGTGATGGTGAACGTAGGGATTCAATTTGTACGGACATTACATCCTTGCTTGTTTTGTGGTGTACGTGGTGAGTAAACCAATAACGATGCTTACAATCGTGCCAATGTTGACTAGCTTCATGACACATTAATAATGGAAGATCTGTTTGTTTAGCTCCGTCTCCATGTGTTGTGCCTATTAAGTTTTTTCCGTATGTTGTATATTTACGATGTGATGGTGACCTGTCAAAATTTATGTTTGGGTGTTCGTTATACCATGAATAGATACTATCCATTAAAAAGAACCCGCTCATTTCATCGTGATTGGATACATTGTATACAACTTCTAGATCCGCAATAGCTACTAGTGTACTAATAATGTCTATGTATAGTTGCTTAGCCATTAAGAAAGCATCGAACCATTTTAAATGCGTGTCTTGTTGCGTTCCTTTTGTCGTTTGATTTCGTGCGTTGTCAGTGTTTAAAACATCGTTACCTACAATAAGTATTATCTTATCTATATTAAACCCCTTAGACTTACTTAAAATCGACGATACACCATCCTTAACACGTTGCACTGCTATCTGTGAGTTGTATTCCTCACCTGTTTCGAATGCAGAACATAGCTTATTTACGTGAATGTCGCTTGGATCTATCAGTAAACAGTGTGAGTCTTCATCTGAATCCGTTCGAATTATCTGAATGTAGTTTGGTTTGATATCCTTAACCGATGCTATAAAGTCTTCTTTAAAATCTTCATACTTGAATGTATCTGTTTCCCCTTTTACGTTAATGGAATAATGCTTTCCTTTATACCAATAGTTCTTAATTTTCTCGGGATCTATTCCTACAGCTTCACACTCTTCAAATACACCTTTATTTTTTTCTTTGTTTATAAGCTCTGAAGTTCGTCTTCTTTTGCTGTCTGTATATTCTAGGTTGTTTTCTTTACAGATTTTCTTTGCAATTTCAGTAATAGCAACTCCTTGTTTGTAGAGCTCTATCATTTCGGTTTTAAATTCAACCATTAAAATACGTATTGGTACAAATAAGTAACTACATATTTAGGCAATTGTTTTGCATAAAAAAACTCCTACCAATTACGATAGGAGTCCAAGCAAGAGGCTTTACTACAGCGATTCTGTAGTTACGTTGCTTTTTAAATATAAATCTACAAATTCATTAATTGTTAATCCAATGTGATTTTCTCCGTTGTCTCGAAAGAACAAGAAGAAGTCTATTAATTGATTACGTTCTTCTTTCTTATAATAT